AACGAGCAATTCTGAAGCAACCCAACTGATTGCATCATGGCTTCTTTTAGGTTTTGCTTTCGGCAGAACTCTAGCGAAACATCCTTGATATATTGAACATCTGTGAGTTCGTGCGTATGAGTTCTCGCGAAGTATTCGCGCACTTGATTCTGTATCACTTCGTCTTCGCTGTCGAGTTCTGTGCGAAGAATTGTGATCATCGCTTCAACAGAGGGGTGGGTGTTATATTTGTCGCGATAATCAATTACTTTCGTTGTAAATACACGCAGATATTCTAGCTCCAAAAACTGGACATCTAGCACTTCTGTGATCTGGTCTGCGAAGGATCTGTCTTCAAAAACTAGCTGTACGAGTCCCTCTTGGAAGGCCTTTCCGTACCTTCCAAAATTCACATTTTCAGTGAGCATCTATTCCCTCTCGATGGTGTAATATATATATAACAAGTCGACAGCTAAAGTCAAATCATTTTTAAAATAATTAATTTTGATTGTCAAGACATTCTCTGCTAATCTTGTTTAAGTTTGTGCGCAGATCTTCCCAGTTTAATTCACCAAATCCATCGGCGCGCATCATCCCAATAATTTCAGTTTTATTAAACTCGCACTCAAAATTCTCAATTGATTCTCTGACATGAGTTTTAGACTGCACCGACATTTGCGGCGCATACAGTTGCATCATCTTGTAGTTGTGCTGAATGAGGCTTTGGTTCTCAGCGATGTTGGTAAAAAATTTCAGTTTGCTTTTAGTGTTCCTACAAAATTCTACCACTTCATCAATGGTATAGGACTTGCTATCGCTCAAAAAGTTTAATCTTTTACCTACTGTGGCGAACCCCGCGCCTTTAATGCCAGGAAGATTGTCAGAAGTGTCTCCTACAATAGCTCGGGCTAATGCCATATTGGTAGGATGAACGCCTGTCTGTTCAATAATTCGTTTCTTATTAAGGAGTTCGTTTTTAGTGGGACGCAGTAGCACCGTTTCATCATCACATACCTGCATAAAATCGCGGTCATTAGAAATAATGATCTTTTGCCATCCCTTGTAATACTCCATCTGTGTAATATATGCAATCACATCATCAGCTTCAATCTCGGGGATCATAAACTGAATGATTGGCATTTGGTTCATGTATTCGATAGTTCGACTTTGCTGCCACATTTTGTTGTGCAACTCTTCGTCGTCGGTGAGGTTGTGGTACGCTCGATTTAATCTGATCGGCTTCCTACCCTCTTTATAGTTTTTGTCCATGCTCTTGCGCTTTCTAGAGCCATTAGGGCCATCCCATACGACCACGATCTGATCTGGTTTGGTCTCTCGGACATGGCGCTGGAGGATTTTGATAAATCCTTTTAGCCCTCCGATTGGATCTCCATTGGAGGAAATGGATGGGTCTACAATATAGGCCCGAAGATACGCGTTCAACGCATCTACAATCAACACTCTCTTCATCATATTCAAAGCTTTTCCTCTCCTACTTTTTCATTATCTATAGTGTATATAACACGCCTTACCCCTACATATCGAAGGGCAGCTTCGCACATTTGACAAGGTTTCGACATTCTAAAATCATCTGATTTTCCTATTCTCGCAACATAAAGTACCGTACCGTCAGTTATCGAACGATCTAGGCCTAAGATGGCCCCAATTTCCGCATGAACCGTAGCGTGGCCCAGCTGATTATTTCGAAATCTCGTCCCAAAAGAACAAAAGCTGTCTTTGTTTGGAGAAGTATTAATAATAGAGCCTCCTCTTACGAGCACTGCGCCATGACGATAATCTGGAAAATCAGACTGCCGAGCTACATTTTTTGCCAGCGACATAAAACGAGCAATCTTGCCTTTATAAAACACAAACCCCGCCAGTTATATATATAATATAACATAACGGGGCGTAACTGTCAAGCAGTTTTTAACGATATCTGCGCGCGGGTGGATGTGGTCGCGCGCGGCCTTGGACATGTCGCACATAAGTGTGCGGATGTCGATTAATCATATGGCGCGGCACGGTGCGTAGCTCCCAATAGCCATGTACCCATACTCCGCGAGGAGTTTGGTGCCCTTTTACCCACACCCAGGCCTTAACCTTAACTAGCTGCGGATGTACTTGGGGTGCTGGGTGCGTCGGTGGTGGGCGGTGCGCTGCTACAGGTGGTGGTGCTGTGTGAGCATGCGCATGTACTGTGCAAGCACTCGTGAGCAATGCAATGCTCGCCATTATAATCTTATTCATTTGAAATCTCCTGTTCTTCATAAGGTTCGTAAAAATCGTCAGCCGTTCCTTCGCGGCGATCAAATCGTTGAATGACTTCTTCATCCATTATACGCACAACATGCTCTTTAAATTCATTATCTGACTCAATAATCTCGGCCCACTTAGAAGGCTGGAACTTTTTGGTGTAGCCATCTGGGGTCTCTAAGGTATACCATGCACCCTTGGAAGTCAAGTGCCCGGATGTCTTAATGGCATCGAACCAGCTTTCTTCGTCTCGAATACCAACCTCGTCGGTGCCCCACATAATACGGAAGGCACAGTTTCTTCCTTGAGTTCCAAAGCGTGACTTCTCTAGTCTAACTTTAACTTCAGATCCAATGCGGAAACCTTTATCATCCATCACGAAAGCGCTCTTGGCTTTGCGGCCGGTGAGCCAGATGCGCAGCGAATAAGAATAATGCATGGCCTTTCCGCCGGGTGTCATGTAAGGAGTAGTCATGGCGGTGATATGAGCCATGGGTCCACTAGTAATGTTAGTCTTAAGCTGGTTAAGAACCAAGAAGGTTGCCTGCTTGTCTGCAATAGGAAGTGTCAGCTTTGACATTCCCTTCGCAAGGATGCGTGCCTTCATCGCCATCGATGATTGAGGATTAAAGTCGCCTTCCACATCCGACACTGCGGGGGTGAATGCGAGGGAATCCCAAATCAATAGTAACTTCTCATCGGTTGCTCCTAGGAGTTCTTCAATGGTCTCTAGCACAAACTCGACAGACGATGCCTGGATGTACATTAAGCGCCCTAGGTCGCATCCTGCTGCCTCCAAAAAAGCAGGGTCGATGGCAGACTCGGAATCAAAATATACGACGAGCTTGCCCTGTTTCTGGGCGTTGGCTGCGATCTGTGCAGCCATGTAAGATTTGCCTGTAGAGGTGAGTCCAGCGATCTCGGTGGTCTTCCCAACAGGGATGCCGCCTATCTGTCCTTTACATATAATACTGTCTAGCCAGCGCGATCCTGTAGGAATCCATTCCTTGACTTCTGTTGGGTTGGCGCCCGTTAGGTCGTGGGCGACGTTGCGTCCTGCTTTCTTATTAACCAAAGTCATTAGATCCTGCATAGATACACGACCAGCTTTGGTTTGTTTTGCCTTGCGTGGCATTTTGCCTTCCTTTGTTTCTAATTAATGGGGGGGGCAGACTTTTCCCGGTCTGCCAGCGGGGCGAGCCTAGCCTGCTACCAGTTCATTAAATGCACGGTCGACGTCAGTAGTTTCGGTTGTGCTGTACTTGGCAGTCTCGCGGGAGCGTGACTCGGCGGATCCGTCTCCGGCGAGTTGCTCATCGAGAATAGCGTCTACCTGCGCCGGAGTAAGACGCTCAAAGAGAGTGTCAAAATCAGGCATGCCATCAAGGAGGGCAGGGATGGCTTCGGTATCCTCAAGTAGTGTTGAGGTGTTACGACGCATTTTCAGGCTCGTCTGGGGGTATGCACCGGGTTTGGTGGGCTTAGTATAGGTAAGAGTAATATCAGTACCCTCCTGAATGTCAGTAACATCCCCATACTCCGGATCCAGAATGTAACCAAGAAGAAGTTCGTATGCGGTCTTACCGTAGCCGTATACCTTAATCCCTTCATCTTCTCGACCACGAACAACTACGGGGCTGAAATAGCGAGTGCGCACAAAGAGTGACTTTGCTAGCTTCTTGCTCTCCTCGTCGTTGTTGTCGCTTCCTTCTCGCCATAGAGAGGATGCGAATTCGCAGATAGGACATGCCTCACTAAAATTACGCTTGGGGCACAGAATTCCTCCTCTGTGGTCTCCTACGTTATAGTGAAAGAACATTTCCTTCAATGGATCTCCGTCGTTAGTTGGAATAATCCGGATGTCGGTGTCGCCCTCGTCTGGTTTGAACCAAACAGAGTTAGAATCACCTTTGTTTTCACCGCGCAAAGTTGCGAGCTTGCGGCGCATAAGCTCCATATCAATTGACATTATTCAATTTCTCCTTTTGTGAATAAAGTATATCACACTCAACTTGAAGAGTCAAGTGTTTTTTGTGTTTGTACTACGTTTGTGTGGGCAACGCAGAACCCAAAGTCATCATGTTCAGTCTCATAAATTGCATATGAGATTTTCTTGTAAGCATTTTTCGGCTTCTCTTTAAGCATATCGACCAACTTTTTGTGCAACCCCCCTTCGGTCGCTAATTTTTCTTCGTTTATACATATATAATAACCGATTTCGCGAGCGTTGTCAAGGTCAAAAAGCCATTTTTCTTCAAGATTTTTTACATCGAGCATTCCAATGGTGCGAATGCGATTAACCTCGGAAGCTTTGGAGACAGTCCCGATCTCTGGATCAGTAAATTCAAAATAATTCAAATAGTGAAAAGTCGAAAAGATAAATTCGTTCAAGACTTCATAGTGAGTCTTAATCGGCACTTCACCTAATACTTTTTCGAGACTCAAATTAGAAATAAGAGTAATACTTCGAAAAAGACCCGAGCGCGCATATTCCTGCAGCACTCCAAATGTTATATTTTCTACAAGTTGGGGCGTCCCTGTTAACAATTCTATATCAGGTTTAATGTAGACGAGATCTATTTCTCCTGCTTTAATCTGGCCTAAGAGACCTAATGTGTAATTAGAACTCATTGACGAGCCCATTACAAAGACTTGCGCGCGGCCGCGGAGATCCCCAAAAAATTTACTTACGTCAGGGACATTCACTTCATATTCTTCGGGTCGGGAAAAGGTCGCCAGCTTAAACTGGTGCGTGGTGCTTTCCTCTATCTTATCATTAAGTTGGTATACTTCATAATTTTTTATCTCGCTAAATTTTGCTGCGATGGCGGAAGCTGCATTACCGATACCAATAACTGAAATCATAGCTGTAGTTCCTTTAGGTCGCCATAATTTTTGCCGCATGAGAGATTCACCAAAAAGGTATCTAATTTATTGTGTGCGAAAATCTCTTTTATCTCCGGCACCAAATCACGTTCCTCGTCGGCGAGATCAATAACCACTTCGTCATGCACGATATGAGAAATAAAAGATTTTTTGTCTTCTAAAAACGTATCCAATGCAATTGCTCTTTCCATTACTAAATCGGCAGTCGTGCTTTGAATTAGATAGTTTAGTGCTTTTCTTTCATGCACTTGAATCCGACGCTTGAACATAGTACTAATATAACCCTCATCGTACCATCTGTCAAGTACTTTTTCTCGATGATAAATACTAAATTCATCATCATTGGCATCGGGATTATAGAGCCATGCAAAAAATTTAATTTTAGCATTTCCACGATTGATTTCCTCTGCAATCAAATTCTTGATATGCCATTCATGTACGTCTTCTTGGGGCTGTTCCTCTCCAGCTAGTCCAATGAAGGTTCGTACTTCCGCACCGTTGTAATCTAATGACAATAGCCAGTCGTTACGGGGCTTCAGAAGCTTTCGAAAAGCTTTTTGGAGTGTCAGTACGGGAAACGATTTTGAATGGGTTGTAAGGCGTCCTGTGGCCGTTCCAAAAAGATTATAATCAATATGTTGTGGGCCTTGTAGAATCGCAGTGGCGCGATGGCGATTGCTGGAGAGATAGTATAGCTCTTTGCAGTCTTCATTATTCAAATTAAGGTTCTGATACTGAATTTTATATAGCAGCTTGTGAATATTCTCTAGGTGTTCATAACTTTCAGGTCGCGGGTGTGTTGCAAAGACATGTTCGGTAATTTTATTTTTAATCTCGCAAAATTCTTTAAGAAAATCTTCCGGAACCAAATCAAAAATACAATGGTCGCGCATATTAATCTTTGCTATTTGAAAAGATTTTAAGTACGCTTGCAAACGCTTTTGTGCTTTGCGCAATGGTCCTGTTAAGTCCGGTGGGCATGCTTGGGCAAGAGATAGCCCTTCGCACAACAGCCATGCATATTCACATTCAGAATCTTTTAATGATCCTGTATATTTCCATGTTTGAGACAACAGCGCTGGAAAGTCATCATAATATAACTTACCATCGCAATAAACTCCAATGCATTCTGATTTATCGTCAATAGCCTGAAAAATCATTTGTATCGCTGACCGGGATTCCTTGTTCTTCTTGTTCTTCCGCCGTTTGCGCAAGTAT